GGCGGCTTCAACCGCTGGCGGTAGCGCAGCGGCGACGGTCAAGTACAAGTACACCCTGAACGGCTTCCAGCCGGCGTCGGGAGCGGCTGTGAATCCGCGTACTTGGTTCCGCGTGCAGTAAAAGAAGAAAAACAAGCGCCGCCGCCCTCACCCGGTAGGCGCACAGTGGTGAACGTCCACCCGTTTAAGTTAGACGTGACAAGTCGGGAGAGACCGGCACTTATTTTCAGAGAGGCGCATGGCTACCACCAATCAGGCGATCATCACCGAAGCTTTCCAGAAGCTTGGCGTCGTACGCGAAGGCCGACCCCCGTCGCCCACGCAGTCCGCCAACGGGATGACGATCCTCAACGACAACCTTCTGACGCAGATGCGCGATGGTTGGGGGAACATTGGCTGGTACCCGCAGACTGTTGCGCAGTTGAACAGCATCGCACCTCTCAAAGACGAAGACGTTGGCGACGTGAAGTGGATCCTCGCCGGCTGGCTATCGCCGCACTACGGCATCATGATCCCGCCGTCGCCGGACCCGCTGAACGGGTTCGATCTCAGCGCGCAGATCTATCAGGCGATGCGCCGGCTCACGAAGCGATACCTCAAGTACACCGAGTGCGATCTCGGCGAACTTTCCCGCCCGCAGGGCGGTCCGTGGGGCGGGCCAAACTGGCTCTAATCCGTGCCCGCGCAACCCGAAACGATCCCGCTCCCGCTCGCCTCGTACCAGCTCGCAGATTTGCGCGCTGGCTCGAAGCGGTTGATCGGCTGCTACCCGGAGCCCGCGCCGCAAGCGCAAACTGACGACATGAAGGATCAGCAGCCGGCGTGCCTGCGACGCTGGCCTGGTATCACGCAGTTCACGCCGAGCGGTCTGATCAACCCCCTGCGCGGTATATGGGAGATGGCGGGGACGGTATACGCCGTCGTGGGTTTTGATCTTTTCACGGTGTCCAGCGCCGGCATATTCACTCTGGTGCCGGGATCTGCCAGCGGCATCATCGGCACCGGCTTCGTACGCATGACCGATAACGGGGCATGCCTCGCGATCCTGGTGCCTGGTACGGATGTCTGCTACACGTACACGCCATTCTCCGGCGGTGGCGGCATGCAGCAGCTTACCAGCTCGTTCTTTTTGACACTCGGCGGCGCCATCGATTGCTGGTTCGTCGACAGCTATATCGTGTTCCTGGCGAACAACAACGGCGGCAACGGCTCGTACACGTTCTTCAACGACGACGGTCGGCAGGTGTCGGGCAACGGCCAGATCACCTTCACCACCGCGGCGTCGTTCAACCGGCAGTTCGGCACCGATCCGTTCTATGCGATGTGCGTAGATCACCGCGAGATTTAGATGTTCGGCTCGCGCTCCTCTGAAGGTTTCGTGAACACGGGCAACCCGACCGGGACACCGTTCAGTGCTGCGGCCGACACGTACATGACGTACGGCGTGCACCCGCAGTGCCCTTACAGCATAGCACTGCAAGACAACTCCGTGATGTGGGTCTGCAACGACCTGACGGTACGGCGCCGCAACGGTCAGACACCGACACGTATATCGAACGCGGGCGTCGAGGCGGTGCTCTCGAACGCAGCGAAGAACAACCTGCTCACCGGCATGTACGCTCTTACCTCGCCGGCCGGTGGCCCGACATGGAACGGCCATCCGTTCTACATACTGACCATCCCGCTGGCGGAGCGTACGCTCGTGTACGACTGCGTAACGCAGCAATGGTTCGATCTCGTATCTGTGGTCAACGGGCAAGAAGTGCAGTACCGCGGCCTGTCGTACTTCAACGGCTTCGGCAAGCAGTTGATCGGCGACTCGGAGAGCGGCACCATCGGGTACCTGGACGACACTGTCCAGACAGAGTTTGGCAACCCGAACGCTCCGGTCGTCTGCGCGTTCATTACGCAGCCTATCTACAATCAGAACAATCGTCAGACCGTGCGCCGTGTTGAGGCGGTGGTGACGGCCGGCGCCGGTCCGACACCAGGCATCGCGCCGCGCATCAACCTGCTGCTCTCGGACAACTGGGGTCAGACATTTGATGTGTCGGGCGACGATTCGCAGACGCTGGGGCTCCCGGGCGACACGGATAACCGTGCGATCTGGTGGAACCTCGGCCAGCACTACAGCCTGGTGCTGCAGTTCCGCGTGACGGATGCATCGCCAACCTTCACGGTGGACATCACCGCGACGGTTGAACCTTGCAAGTGGTAACATGGCGATAGTTCTTGCCTCTAAGCCAGGTCTGTCCAGCACGACCACGTTGCACATACCGAAAGACTGGGATCCTACCTGGTTACGCAACTTCATCAGCAACCAGCTGAAGGGTGCGGACGTTCGGAACGCTGTAGGCGTGAACGGCATCTCGGTGACGGGTACCATCGCTTCACCGTACGCGACAATATCGCTTGGGCCTGGGCCGATAGTATTGAACACTCCGGCGGGTACCGTCGCGCTGACCATCAACGGCGCCGCCGGTCAGGACGCTCTTGATGTGAAGGTTGCCGGTACGCCGATCTTCTCGGTGGCGGCCGGCGGAATTTTTGCGAACACTTGGGGTTCGCAGTCCGGCATCCAGACAATTACAGCAGGCGGCGGCCTACAGATTACAGGGACGAGTATCACAGGCAAAGGTCTAACGGCTAACGCCCAAGTAGACATGGCGCCAGACACTGGAACATTCACGGCAACTCTTACAGGCTGTACAACAGCTCCGACGGGTACAGCGCGTTGGGCTAAGATTGGGAATTTAGTCCTGCTACAACTTCCGGCTATCACAGGGACAAGCAACTCGACCGGCTGCACTTTTACCGGAGTGCCGTCGGAAATATGGACCACCGCGTCCGGGGGTTCGAACCAGTCTATACCGTTTATCGTAGATAACTCCGTGACTACTAACGGGGCGGTCAGTGTGGGCACTAGTGGTACAGTTCAGTTTTACAAAGGCGCTAGCGAGACAACTGCATCATTCACAGCGGCCGGGACTAAGGGTTTAAATGCTTCGGTTACTGTAGCCTATTCACTGTTTTGACGGTTTAACTTACGAGGTGAGTCATGACGAATCAAGTATCTGTAGATGACATGCTGGCGGCCACGATACCGGGCGCAACTATTCAGCCAGTGATCCCGGAACACATCGCCAAGAACTTACTTGAGTTCTTGCGGCGCGTGCAGTCGACCGGCATGGAGGCTGTAGCGTGGGTGGAAGCCTACCAGTTCGTGCAACAGCAAGTGCCGTCGCAGGCAACACCGCAGCCCCAGCAACAGAAGCAGGGCGTGCCGTTCGGTGGGTTACCGGCCACACCGCCGAAAGAGTAAAGAGATGTCGATGTTGAAGTGGACAATGGAATCCGTTTGGGCCGCTGTCGCCGTGGTAGTAACCACAGCCGGCGGCCTGTATTCGACCGTCTATCACGGCGGCCAAGTCAACCAGCAGATTGTCGAGCTACAAAATCACACGGCGCAAACAGATGCGCGCGTCTCGAAGCACGACGATACGCTGGCAAACATTCAACAACAGAATGCAGCGACGAAGCAGTCGCTAGACGATATTAAAGACGTTGTCCACGACATTCAGGCGCAGGTGAGGAAACCACATGGCAATAACCAATGAGACCGTTCTCGATCCGTCTATCGATAGGCGTCTGGCAGTTGATCTGGATGCTGCAGAGAGGGATGAACTCACGGCCTATCTCGATACTCGTGGCAATTGGACGTGTGGTCGCGGGCATCTGATGCCGCGTCCGGCGCCAGGCCGGTCGTGGGAAGGCTTCAGCGTCCCACAATCGACGAGTGACCGATGGTTCTGCACCGACATCCTGAACGCGATGCGGCTAGCATCTCGCTGGCCGGAGTACGCGTCATGCGACACCGACTGTCGTAAGAACGCGCTCACCGAGATCGCGTTCAATATGGGCGGCAAGTGGGAAGGGTTCGGCCCGACGCGCGCCGCCGTCAAGGCGCAGGAGTGGCAGACGGTGCACGATCACCTGCTCGCCAGCCTCTGGGCGAAGGAAGTGCAGCCGCACGGCTTCGACAAGCCGGGCCGCGCTACGCGCATAGCGAATTATTTTCTGACCGGAGCATACCCGTCATGAGCATCTGGGACACCGTCGCCGCACCTATCATCGCGATCATCAACAAGGTCGTACCTGACAAGGCTGCGGCCGCCGCCGCCGTCGCGCAGCTGCAGGAGCTGCAGCTGAAAGGGGCGCTCGATGAAGAGATGTTGCAGCTCCAGTCCGTGACGAGCGCGCAGTCCGATGTCGACAAGGTCGAGGCTGCCAGCGCGTCGTGGTGGGTTGCCGGCTGGCGCCCGTACGTCGGCTGGGTGTGCGGCACCGGACTCGCCATCAGCTGCATCATTGCCCCGCTCTTCACTTGGGTCAGCACGCTGGTCGGACACCCCACCCAGTTCCCCGCGCTGAATGATCCGCTCTTGCAGTCGACGCTCGCCGGCATGCTGGGGCTCGGTCACATCACGCGCACCGTCGAGAAGATACAGGGCGTCGTCGGAAAGCACTAAATGCGAATGACTGTCGGAGGCGGGAACGCGTCGACTCCGTACGGCGTAGCCGACCTACAAAACGGGTATAACGGTGATTGGGGATACAGCGCCATCAAGGGGGATGGCGCGTCCGTAGTGTCGGCGTACAATGCCGCGCAGGACAAACCAACGTCGCCGGACTTTCAGCAGTTCGGCGACCCGAACGCCAACATTCATGCCGCTCTGATGGCGATGACGCCACAGCAGCAATCGAACTACGTCGAGCGGCAGTACAACGCTATTCAGGGCATGAACACGAAGTTTGGCGACGCCCTGCAGTCGTATGGCCCGATGGTGCTAGGCGCCGCCGCTGGAGTCCTGACAGGTGGCGCCGCTTCCGCCGCCATCGGCGGCCTGACGGGCGCGATAGCCGGCGGTGCAGCCGGCGGCGTGGCTAGCAACGTAGTTACGAACGGCCTGCAAGGCAACAACATCACGGCTGGCGGTTTAGCTAAGTCCGCCGTGCTGGGCGGCGCTGGCGCGGGGTTGGCGTCTGAAGCCGGCACGCTGTCTGGGGATTTGAGCAGCGCGACCGGGCTCAATCAGGGAGTCTCCAACGCGCTGGTTAAAGGCGCCTCCAGCCTGGGCATGAACGCGCTCGGTAACGCCTTATCAGGCTCTACGAGCGGTGTGACAAACACGGGCACGTCGAACAGCGGCGTGTCGAACGGCGGTGCGCTAACGAGTGGCGCAACGCAGATGGGGCCGAACCCCATGAGCACCATCGCTACGCCGGGTTCAAGCGTCGGCACGAGCGGCGGGGCAGGTATTTTAGGCGGTCTCGCGCTGGGCGGCGGGGCAAGCTATCTAGGCGCGGGCGCCACTGGACAAGGGAACAACGGCAGTATGACAAGCACAGATTCAAGTCTCGCTTCGACCATCACGGGCGCACTGCCCGGCGTGTTGCAAGCGGGGATCGGTACCGCCGGCTCGCTGGCTGCCGCGAACGCTGAAACGAACGCGTACGGCAACGCAATCACCACGCAGCAGAACACGCTCGGCAACATCAACAACATCTGGGGCACGCAGCAGAAGCTGGGGCAAGGCGCCGATACCTCGCTCGGTTCCGCGCTCGGCACGAACGGGCAGCCCGCGAACTACTCCGGCTTCGAGAACATGCCAGGCTACGCGTTCGCCACGCAGCAAGGGACGCAAGCCATCCAACGCCAGGCCGCTGCGATGGGCAGCGCGTACACTCCAAACACGGCAGCCGCTGTAGGTCAGTACGTGACCGGCACCGCCATGCAAGACTACAACACGTACATAAGTCAGCTGATGGGCGCGGCCGGCCTCGGCACGACGGCGAACACGAACTTGCAAGGCGCCAATATCAATGCCGGCAACAACATCAGCACGCTGCAGGGTAACATCGGTAAGGCGCAGGCTGGCGGGTACCTCGGCACGGCCGACGCGACGGGCAGCCTCTTTGGCGCCAACGGCGCGGGTACCAGCCTGATCAACGCCGCCGGCAAGGCGCTCGGTAGCAGCGGCGTCAACAGCAGCGGCGTGCCGCAAGGTGGCGGCACCGTGGCGAGCAACGCCGCTGACCCGTTCTCTGGTACGCCTCTTGCCAACAATCAGAACGCAATCGATGCGTACAACCAGAACAACGTCGGCGACACGGGCATAGATCCTAGTACCGGGCAGTCGTGGGGCAGCGAGGCTATCACCACTCCGACGTTCGATTCCAGCGGGTTGACAGATCCGTCCGCCGGGATGAACTTTGGCACCGATATGAGCACTGTCGGCGGCAGCCTCGATTACGGCAGCGGCGCCGCGAGCAATGCGACCAGCTACCTGGGGTTTTAAATGAGTGACATCGCAGCAGATTCCGCCCAAGATATCGCAGGCAACATCTCCCAGAACTTCGGCCCGACCGCGGTCGCGAACCAGCAGCTTACCGGCGCGCAGACGAACCTGGCCGGCGCGCAGACGCAGAACGTGCAGCAGACCGCGCAGGCGCAGGCCATGCAGAACAAGCTGATGGCGGCGCGCATGCCTATGATCCTTGCGCGGCTGCACGACATGTCGTCCGGCATGAGCGATCAGTCTGGCGTGGGCGGCTCAGGCAGCGCACCGTCCGGCGCAGGTCCGGCCAGCGAGCCCGAGGAACTTTCTCAAGCGCGTGACCGCTCTGGTTCCGCGGACAGCTCTATCCTAGACCCTGGCGCCATCGATAAAGCTTTCCGCAGCCAATACTACATACCTCCGGTGCCGCCCGGCGCGCTGAAGGCGATCAACGATGCGTACGCGGTGGACCCCACCGACCAGTACGGTATGGGGCCGAAGAGTGTGCAGACGCGCATCGACATGTGGAAAGCACAGCGCGTTGCCCAGGTTCAGCAAAGCTCGCGCGACGACTTCGACGCGCTCTCCGCGGTGACCAACGCGCCCGACGGGCAAGCGATGAACGTGCTCCAAGCCTCGCACCCCGAGGTTGTGGCCGCACTCAAGAAACAGTTTGCGAACGACCCCAACGAGGAGCGGGACGAAGAAGATCAGGCGCGCCTCTTCGCGGCGCACGCCGCCGGGGTGGTCCACCAGTACACGGACCGAAAGGCTGTGAAGGATGATGCGGGTGTCTACCGTGACGAGGCGACAGGTATTCCGATCCCCGGCGTCGACCAGGTGGGCTTATCGAAAGATCAGTACATCAAGCTGGCGCACGAAGCGATCACACCCTCGGTCGATATGCCCGACGGCAGCGGCGGCACGATCAAGGTCGCGCCCTGGAAGGCCGCGCAGATGGGTGGCGCCAAGAACATGAACGGTCCCGGCGACTGGGTGATGGTACAGGCGCAGATGCGCAAGCTCCCGGGCGCCGATGGCGGCGCGGCGCAGAACCAGAACGGCGCGCACGCGCAAGAGGCGCGGGCGACGGCACAGTCCGCAATCGATACTGCGAACGCCAACCACGCGGCCGCCCCAGCGACGAACCCGAGCGGCACGCCGAAAGCGCAGAACGGCGTCGGCACCGCGCGCAACGCGCAAGGCAACATCGACCCGAAGCTGACCGACGCGCTGCACGATCCTGACTTCGACTACAAGCCGTCGCTCAACGGGCAGCCGTACACGGCGCAGATCGGCCACACGCCGCCGCCGCCCGTGATGGACGACATGAAAAAACAGACCGACGCCCGGAACTCTTTGGCAAGTACGTCTAGTCAAGGCGTCGGCGCCGCCTCCGCCGCGCTCACGATGTACAAGGCAGCGCAGGATACGCTCGCGAAGGGTAACTACGACGGCGGCGCCTGGAACCAGGAGCTGGCGAAGTACTCGAAGTGGCTCCCCGCCGGCTGGCAGAACCACATGGCCGGCGACTACCAGGAGGTCGCGAAGTACCTCGGCAACGCCGCGCTGCAATCCGGCAAGGGCATCTTCTCGCAGATGACGGAGAAAGAGTCCCCGGGTATGGACCCGACCGCGTTACGTGATATGATATCGCGCGGCGTGAAAACGGCGCAGTACAGCCTGGACTCTGCGAAGCGCGTGCCGGCGTACCTGGCCGCGCGGAAGGATGCGAACCAGTTCCCAACGTGGAACCAGACGCACTTCCCGATGGAGGAAGCGACTCAGCCCGCGCGCCCAGGACAGAGTGGAGGCGGAGGCGTACCAACCATCACATCGCAGGCGCAATACGATGCATTACCTAAAGGCGCAGCGTACACGGACGCTAACGGGAAACCACACAAGAAAGGCGGTCAATAATGACGGATGCAGCCTGGTCTCCGCCGGCAAGCGATGCGGTTTGGACACCGCCAGCGGAAGATGCGTGGTCTGGTAATACGACAGACGCGCCATCTCAGACCGCGGGCGGCTTTACGCAAGCCGGCGCGAGCGGTCTACAGGCGGGCATCGCGGATGTCGCGGGCCTGCCGGTCGACACTGCGCGCAACGCGCTCGAACTCGGGAAGGCCGCGGCGGGGACGTTATCTGCCGTTGGCGGCAACATCAAGTACGGTGTCGATGACCAGGGTAACCCTGTCGCATTGATGCCGGAGCCTGGACAGTCTACAGACAAACCCGTACCTAGCTCGCTTGAACCTGCTACGTCAGCCGACGTAGGCTCCTCGGAATGGTTCAAAGAGAAGGCGCGTAAGTACTTGGGCGCCAGCTCGGTGGACGTACAGGAACCTACCAACCTAAACTGGTACGCGCATGCCGGAGCTGAGATGGCCGCCCCGTCCCTCATTGGCAGCGAGGGTGGCACTGTTGGGGCATTACGCAGTGTCGCCTCAGGAGCTGCCGCAGGTGTGGCGCAGCAGGCGGTCGGGGGCGCCGGTCTCGCCCCGGGCACCGATGCCGCTACGGGATACCTGGCGGCCGCTCTCACTCATCGCGTGCTATCCCCCCGCCCGGCGGCCCCTAAACCTGTATCACCCACCCCGGATGTGGGCGCGCCACTCACGGGCGATGATTTACGCGCCCAGCCGAACCCGATTCCGTACCCGGAGGGCACCCTCCACCGCACGATGAGCGAAGCGGGCGAATCTCCCGCCGCTCCTCCGAGTCAGACCCCAGCGCAGGACGCGCTGGCGGCTTGGCAGGCGAAAGCGGCCGGGGGTGCCGTACGGATGGACTCTCCAGAGGGCGTGCGTCTTAAGCGTCTGGTTGACGCCGCGGACGCGGAAGCGCAGCGACACGGCACTGCCGACGACAACGGCGTTTCACCTGTTCGGATGGGTGAACGCATCAGACAGCCGGGGGAGGGTCCGGCACCGTCGCCGGCTCCGGCCGCCAACGGCGCCGGCACGATGCCGTTCGGGCATGAGTCGAACCGGGTCACTTTACCGACCGCCGACGACGCTCCGCTGGATATGTCTCTGTCACCTGAGCAGCGAGCGCTCGTCAGAGAAGGTGTCGCCGCGCGACGGGCCAACGGCGCGTCTACGAGCCGCGCTACGCCGCCCGAGCCGACGGCGACCCAACCCTCAGCCCCGGCACCGCCTGCCAGGCCGGCGCCTCCGGCGGCAGCCCAAAAGCTGTTCAACGAGCCGGCCAAAGAGGGTCCGCAAGCGACGCCGTCGCCGGAACAGCAACAGCAGCGCGCCGCGCATCTTGACGCCGTCGACAAACTTTCCAATGGTGCGCTGCCCACGCGCCGGGAATCTGCCCTGAATGGCGACTACAACGCCACGGGGGATGATTACCAAGCTAAGGAAGTCGGTAGCGCGCCCATGCGCCAGCAGATCGCGAGCGAGAACGACGCGCTCCACAAAGCTGCCGCGAACGTGCATCAGAGCATCGGCTCAGAGTTTGGTGATAGTGTCGACAGCACCACGCTAGACAATCGTGGACGCGTGATACGGAACGCCATCCAAGGCATACAGGACTGGTTCGGAAAGGCGACCGACGGCCTTTATGATGCGGCACGCGCCGCGCACGGCACACAGCCGATGCCGCAGTTCCTGAACCGCGCAGATAGCTTCCTGAAAGACGACGCGAACTATATGCCCGACAGCTTCCGGCGCTCCGCACAGGCGCGCCTGCAGCAGCTGAAGACGGTGGGCGACAACGGTGATGGCACGCCGAACAGCGGCGCCGGGCCGGGCAGTGTCGCGGCCGCTGAAAAGTTCCGTGAATGGCTGAACGCGAACCGCACGCTCGATAACGCGCATGTCGTCAAGCAGCTGAAGGACCACGTCGACACCGACGTGTCCGAGCAGGGCGGACCCGGACTATTTCAAAAAGCGCGCGACATGCGTACGCATCAGGCGCAGATGCTCGAAAATCCTACCGGCATAAAGAAACTCCTGACGCCGTCGGACAGCCAGGGCATCAATCACGCCATACCGACACACAAGGTGGCGGATTACATATCGGACCTACCGACCGAACAACATCAGCATGTGATGAACGTCTTGCGGGCAGGCGCGCACTTAGGGGATGGTGGACTTGCGGACGCAAGCGCCGCCGCCATACGCGAACTGCAGGCGCACGTTGCCAGCCGCGCACACGCCGCCGCTACGGACGCGGACGGCAGCTGGAACGCGCGAAAATTTTATAACTCCGCGAACCAGTACGCGCGTAACGCTCCTGAGCTGTTCAAGGAACGTCCCGACATACTCAAGAATCTACAGACGATCAACGACGCCGGCAACACGCTGCACATGGACAAGCACTACCCGGGTTCCGAGGCGCAGAAACAGCGTACAGGCTTCGGGGTTAATGCGCTCACCACTGGCGGGAACATCACCGCCAGCCTCGCGCACGAGGTGCCTGTGGTCGGCCGCTACATCGGGCGAGCTATCGAGCACGGGGTCGAGAAGGCGTCCGGCAAAATGGAACAGGCCGCTAGCGATAGCGCGGTAAAGGAGCGTCTGATCGACCGCAACGGTAACCGGGTAGGTTCCGGGAAGCCGATGAACCCGCCAGCGCCCGGCGGTCAACCGCTCGGCGCGCGTGTCGGTGGTGGCAAGCAGCGGGGCGCGGTCGGTGACCTAAGCCAGCGCGACGCGATCACCCACGAGTCAGAGAAGCGCAGCGACGGGCAGACCTACCACACATACCGGACACCTGGCAAAGAAGGTGGGATGGATGTAGTTGAGCGCCCCGAGCTGGGTGTACGCCAACCGAACATGTCCTTCATCCCGAAGGACGAGCGGGGCAAGGGCTGGGGTACCCGCATGCTACAGCGCGCGGTCGATGATACTCACGCCGCTGGTCAGACATGGCGTAGCGACAAGCAGGTCTCTGACAGCCAGGCCGGCGCGTACTCCAACCTGAAGAAGCTCGGGTACGACGTAACGAAGAAAGACGCCGACCACCGCGGAGGTGCCTACCACGCGGTCGGCGATCACGTCTTCGAGGTGCGCCCGCGCCCCAACAGCATAGCGCCTGGTCAGCGCATCAACGTGCCGCCCGGCCAGCGCGGTTCGTTCTCGTTTCAGAACGACAATCCGCTAAACAACGCCACCGCAGCGTCTCGCAACAAGCAGCGCGGCGGATCGTTCGGTGTCGAGCGCAACCCGCGCTCGGAGTACAACGCAAACGACCAGCTGGCCGGCGGCCGGCAGTTGTCAGATGAGCAGAAGCGCATCCTGGGGCGGCTCTCCGGTCAGACAGGCGCCGCGGGTGACGTGGGAAAGCAATCAACTGCCGGCAGCCGTAACAAGCAGCGCGGCGGCACGCTCAACATCGGCCTGAACCAGGGTAACAAAGGTGAGCCCGGCTTTCGCCAGATGAGCAAACAGGAAGCGACGGGAGCTGTCGAATCTACCGGAGCTAAGGTCACGAAGGCGTCTGTGCTTACGCCGGAGAAGCACGGCGTGTACGAGCCTACGGTCGTGGCCGACACTAACCGCCCGCTGTCCGCGCCCGAGATGCAGCAAGTGCTTGCGAAGACGAAACAGTCTGCGATTCCTCAACGCACGCCGACCGGGGACGAGATGCACGTCGCGCCGGGCCACGAGCAGACTGCGAAAGAGCAGGGGTGGGACAAGTTCAATAAGGATTATTTCCGCAACCACGACGGTACGACGGCGACCGAGTCGGACGGTGAAAAACCGCTCGAAGGTGCGCCGGAAGGCGACAAGCCGAACGGCAAAGCGCGCGCCGCGGCCGCTGCGTACAAGAAGTCCGCCGGCATCGACACGCCAGCGCTCAAAGACTATCGCTACATCGACCCTAAGGTGGCGAAGAACGTGGCCGATGCCTACGATGCGATGAAGCACGACCCGACCGACCCGAAGGTCGCGAAGTCCTATGCCGCGTTCAAGGCCGAGACCCTAGCGCAGTACAAGCAGATGCAGAAGGCGGGCGTGAAGGTGGACCTCAACAAGGATTACCCGTACACGAGAACAAACACATGAGCATCTATCCGACCGAAGCGGGCTTCGGATCGGGAGATGCCGCGCCGTCCGATCACCCACTGATGGAGAAGGCGCCGGTCCAGATGGGGGGAAAGGATGCAACGTACAACGATCTATTCCGGGCCGTACATGACTACTACGGACATGCCGCCGAGGGTAACGGTTTCCGCGCAAACGGTGAGTATAACGCCTGGCGCGCTCATCGACAGATGTATTCGCCAGCAGCTCGTGGTGCAATGGACGCTGAAACCCTGGGTCAAAACTCCTGGGTGAACTCAGGCCCTGCGGGTGCGCAGAACAAAGGCGCCTCGGGAGCCGACACGATCTATGCGGACCAGAAGGCCGGCCTCCTGCCGCCCAAGGTCGTGAAGTCCGCTGAGGAGGGCGTCGGTGCCGACGAGCGCCATGTCACGAACCAGCTGACAGACAGCGAACGCGATCAGCTGCGAGCAGATACTACGAAGCGAGTGGTCGAGGCGTTTCACGGGACGCCCGCCACTGAGGAGTACGCAGCGGCGGCGCTTGCCGGTGCAGCTAAGCGTGGATGGTACAAACAGAGCGCGCAGGCCATCGTGAACACGTTCGGGCACGAGGCGCCCCGCTTCGCCGCCCTCCTCTCTGCCATGTCACCCCAGGTGAGTGTACAGACTAACTTCGCGAACGCGCTCAAGACCTATGTCAACTGGGATAAGGAAGGGCGGCCCACCGATCCGTCGGACATCCGTCGGATCATGGAAGAAAGTTCGCAGAAGAGCGCGAAGAACACGGACCGCTCGAACGTGCTCGATGCGTGGGTGAACAACGGCGTCCGCGCGTTGACCGCTGATGATCCGTCGAACGTCAAGCTGTCCGGCCCGAAAGTACACAGCTTCTACAACAACCTCACCGACAACGTCAACGAAGTGACGAACGATGCCTGGATGGCGTCGTTCGCCAAGATCGACCCGGCGAAACTCGGCGGCGGACTCAACCAGAGCGGCCCCGGCAAGTCGGCGACCTACCTCGCACTCTCGGGCAAGGTGCGCGCGGCGGCGAGCCTGCTCTCGCGCATGACGGGTGAGACGTGGACGCCGGCCGAAGTGCAAGAGACCGTATGGTCCTGGGCGAAGACCGCGTACGAACATGCCGAAGAGAAGGGCGACCGCACGATTCCTGAGTTAGTTAAGAACGGAGATATCACCGATGACCTCATCCGCAGCACCCCAGACTTCCACCAGCTCTTTAGCACCGAGCAACACCGCGGGCTCCTCCAATCAAGCAGGTTTGCAGGAGATGCTGAACGGGTGGCTCCAGGGAAAGAGCAAAGCACCAACACAGCCGGTACAAGCCAAGCGCGCCAGGCTGCTCAAGAAGCTCTCCGACCTCACCTCATTTCAGCGGCCGAGCGCCTAGAAGCGCTGCGACAGGAACGACGAGCGTCAGGCAAGAGCGCACCAAAGGAAGACTGATAAATGGCAACAGGTCAACTGTTTTACGATCCGGTCGCGCGACCGCTCTCGTCGCTGGGCGTCTCTATGCCCGGCGCGTACTACAACTTCTACGTCTCTGGCACGACGAACCCGGCGCAGGTGTACCAGGACGCGGGGCTCACGCTACCGTTCCCTGCCGCCGCTCTGAACGGCTCGTCGGCGCTCTACTCCGTGGTCCAAGCTGACGGTACCGGCGCGATGCCGCCGATCTACCTGAACCCAGAGACGGTCTATCGCGTGCAGCTCTATAACTCGACCTGGAGCCTGATCGAGGATGTGGACCCGTACGTTCCAGCGATGCCGGTCACCGGCAACGGCCAGATAGTGCTCAACGCGCAGGGCGAGATGACGTTGTCGGCGCCCGTCCCCGGAGGGGCTGGCATCACACTGACGGTGCCCGCCCGTGCCGGCGGCACCGCGCTCGAACTCGTAGGTTCTGGCGCAGGGGCGCCCGCGCTGATTGCGAACTCCACCGTCGTCGCGGGAGCGCAGACCGCTACGTTCACAGCGACCAACAAGCCGGGCTCCGCGACTACAGCACCGACGAAATGGCTACCGATAACGTGCGACGGCGCTACGTACTACCTTCCGCTCTGGCTGTAACGTGAGCTATCCCACCGTCGACGGAATGTCTGTGGAGGGCCTGCCGTACTGCGAGGCGCAGTCGTGTCTGAGCCCTGCGTTCGCAGGATCCACTTATCAGTTCTTCCTGTCGGGCTCTTCCACGCCAGCGAACGTCTATCAGGACGGTGCGCTGACGACGCCGTTCCCGATCACCGGCTTCGTGACCGCGGACAGCTACGGGCGCTTCCCGCCGATCTATCTCGACACGTCGGTCATCTACCTCGTGCAGTTCTACGACAGCACGAACACGCTACGATGGCAGGTAGATCCGTACACTCCGCCGTTGGCGACTGTGGGGACATCGGCGCTTTCCGCGTACGGCTTCCAGATAGCGGCCACGGGCGAGATGACACTGGACGCGCCCAACAGCGGCGGCACGGGCGTTACGCTCACGCTCAACGCGGGCGCGCTCGGCAGCGCCCCGCTGCAGATATCCTCGACCCAGGCCGGGAACTCCGCGCTGATCGTGAACAGCTCAGCGACGACAGGAGCGCACACCGCAACGTTCGTTGCCACAAACAAGCCGGGGACAGCTGCCAGCTCCCCGGCCGGGTGGCTGCCGATCACCTGCGACGGCGTGCAATATTACACGCCCATCTGGCACGGTAATCCGTTCTCCCCGTACGTATCGAGCCCCACGGCGCAAGGTGAGGTGATTACCGCCACCAGTGTCACGTTCGGAGGTAGCGGTCTTACGACGGCGACCGGCGGAACCGCCGTGCCCGGTAATTGGTTCACGCCAACAGCAACCAACATAGGCGCCAGCTATTACATCAAGATCACGAAGACTGGCGGCCTCTCCGGCCTC